ATAGAAAAAGCAGATGTTTCAAAGGAAATTAATAGTTATAAACAAAAAATATTAAAAAATACAATATTAATAGAAAATCTTATTAATGAAAATAAATATAATAAACAAGAGTTGGATGATAAAATAAATGAACTAAAAAAAGAGTATGATAATAGATTATTATCAAATAACCATAAAATATGTAAATTGCAGAAATATATTAATACAATAGAAGATATGATAAAAATAAAAATAAATTTGTTTGAAATAGAAACAGAAACAGAATTTATTTTTGATAATGATAAAGATGGTATAGAAAATGTATTAATACATAAAATAAAAATAAATGAATATACAGATGAAGATGGAGATGGAGATGGAGATGAAGATGGAGATGGAGATGGAGATGAAGATGGAGATGAAGATGGAGATGGAGATGGAGATGAATTTATGACTGACCATTGTGAAATAGTTAGAGTTCCAGATAATTGTTCAATAATAAATATTATGAAAAATTCATATAGCAAACAACAAGAAACACAAATAAATAAATGTTTATTATTTTCTATTGCTTGGGATGTTAGTGAATCATCTGGTTATCTATATATCTCAAATGATTTGGGTGTATCTTGGAGTAACCAAATATCATTAGGATATAAAAAATGGTATTCTTTAGCATCTTCAAGTGATGGTAGTAAATTAATCATTGCTGATGGTAATGGTTATTTATATACATCAATAGACTCAGGTATATCTTGGACTGAAAGAAAAACGGCAGGAAACCAAAGATGGCGATATGTTGCTTCATCGTCTGATGGAAATAAATTGATTGCTGCAGTTGCGAATGGTTATTTATATACATCAATAGATTCAGGTATATCTTGGATAAAAAGTACAGATACAAAATATCAAAAATGGACATCATTAGCTTCATCATCTGATGGAACTAAACTAATTGCGTCGGCGTGGGATAATTTCTTATATACTTCAACTAATTCAGGAGTATCCTGGATTAAACAAATATCAGCTGAATCTAGACTATGGAACTCTGTAGCATCTTCGGCTGATGGAACAAAATTAATTGCTTCTGTTAACAATGGTTATTTATACACATCAACTGATTCAGGAGTATCTTGGACAGAACAAACAACATTAGGAATTAAATATTGGACATCTGTAGCATCTTCAGCTGATGGAACAAAATTAGTTGCTACCACACATTTAAATGGGTTGTATACTTCAAGTGACTCAGGATTAACTTGGAGTATACATGCATCAATAGAGTTATTAAAGGGATGGATTTCTGTAGCTTCTTCAACCGACGGAACAAAATTAATTGTATCGGATATAAAAAATATATATATTTCATCTGATTCAGGTCTATCGTGGATATGTCAAACGCCAAAAGAAAGAAAAAAATGGCCTGTTGTAGTATGTTGTAATTTTTAAAATCTGCGTTTTAAATGAGAAAAGGTGTAAATGTGTTTCTAATAGAACAACCCGCCGCGACCACGCTTCTTTGTTTCATTCTTTTTTGTTTTCTTTGTCACCGTCTTGGATTTCTTCAACTTTCTCTCTTGCTTCTTCTTTTCTTTGAGAGACAAGTCATCTGCTGGTCTATATCTCAAAAACCATTCCTCATATTCTGCGCTTTGTTTTTTCTTATGGTCTTTTAATTCTTTGAATTTTTCTGCCTTTTCAGCTCGCATTTCTTCCACCGTTTCTTGATGTCCATAACAACTTATGCTGAATCTTCTCAAAAGACCTTTCTGTTGCAAACGATTTCTCTGTTGCACTTCAAATAGGAACTGCGCCATGCAGACTATTCTATCTGAATCATAATAATTTCGGTCAGAATATAAAAATGCCAAATAAAAACTCAACATGGTGTCAATTGTTGCTATCTTTACTGGATGTTTATCAACTGTAATAACATTATAACTGTGACACGCAATTGGCTTATAAATGAAAGCAATTGTATCCGCTCCTACCATTATTTGATAATGCGGTGCAACAATCTCTCCAATTTCTTTGCGCTTTATAATTTTGACTGTTTTATATCCAGCATCTCTCAACCGCTCTCTTAAAATCTCGGCTGTCTTTTTTGGATCTTCTGATAAAACATCAAAATCAGGAATCTTTTCTAGAGGTTTGTGTAATTTTCTTGGCATATAGTGCAAATAGAGAGAAATTGCGTAACCTCCGAAAAATACAACACCTTGATTAATAAATGAATTTCTAGTTATTTCAAATATTTTATCTTCATCTTCTTTATTAATCATTTCTCTTTGAAACGGTTCTAGTTCATCACAATGTTTGGATTTTAATGGATAATTTTTATTAAGAAGTGTTAAACGCTTTAAAACCTTTTCCCATCTTGAAACATCTCCAGCCGGTCTTGAAAGCTCTAAATACATAGACATTCTTAAATAGTTGGGTGGTGCGTATAAAATTCCATCTACTTTAATTGCCTCTTTTCTTACTGATTTGTATATCTCCTTGTGTAAAAAAGTTATGTCAGCAACTGGTATAAAATTAACAAACACTTTGTAGGTTCCCTTGTGCTGTCCAGACTTGGCTTCTACTTCTAAAAATCCAGCATTCACATAATCATCCGTTAATTCCTTGCTGTCATTTAACGCATTTGGAGAGAAAAAATCGTAATCGGGTATTTCTACTTCTGTGTTGTAAAATTGGTCTTGTTTTGGTAAAATATTGTTAATTGCAGTTCCTCCATAGCATATCACCTTTTTCCTACGAATAAAATTCTCTACGATACCAATTATCTTTTTAACTTCGGCTGAATTGGCCACAGCTCTTCCTGAACGCTCCTCGGCTTTATCTACAGCACTTCTTAATATTGCTAATTCGCATTCTTGGAAATTCATTGATTTATCGCATATGTTTTTCATTTAATAGTCTTATATTATTAAAAGAAAAAAATTGACTTTCTTTTTCTAACCAATTAAACAAAAGCAGACATGTCTGCAATTGTGGAGAATGAAAGGGGTCCTCTATTGACGGATAAGATGATAGAGAATGATACAGGAATATGCGATATGTGTGGAGCTCAACAGACAGAAGGCGCTGAGTTCAACACACGATTCGCAATTTGCGACGATTGTGAGGACTCGGATAAACGCGACCAGTTTATGGACAAATATGGTTTGCGTTGCTTATGCAGCGATGACGATTGCTGGTGCGATAATGCTTTTGGAGATGAAAATACTGGAAACCCCGGTATGCACCCCTGCAGCAATTGTCAAAAACTGATCAATGGAGATGATAAATGGAAAAGATGCAGCGACATTGATGCGAACGGGTGCGATGCAATTCTTTGCTGGGAATGTGTGCTGTGTGGAGAGAATCACACAATTGAAGGATGAAAAGTTTTGTTTTATTATTTTAATCTATTTATAATGCCATTTGGGTTTCCAATTATTTTACCGTCTTTGTGAGTCTTCTTTGCAAAATAACCATTCCAAAATTTTCTCGTAGCGTAAAAATCGGCCTTGTGAGCTCCAGACCATTTGCTTTCTTTGCAATATTTGTGATGATTATTAGCCCCCATGGTGAACCAATTCTTGTTGGTTTTTCTTAATGCGCACTCGCATATTGCCTTTTTTGAATTCTTTGGATCAACAACGCATATGTGATTCAAGCAATCAGACCATTCGGTTGATTTTGGGCACTCGGTAATTCGTTTGCCATCGTGCATCTCATTGATTGAAAATGTTGAGTAAATGCGGCGTGTTCCATTCTTTGTTTTATGCGCCTTAAGTGTGTTGCAAGGTCTTGTGGCAAAATTATAACCGTTTTCTATAGTGCATTTGCAACTACTTTTTCCTGGTTTATTCTTTATTGGTTTGCAAGGAGCTGATGTACACAACGCATAACGACTTTTACACATTGTCAACCTTTTTGATTTTCTTCCATTTTTTCTTGTCTTGGGCATGTTAATATATTATTGTATTATTTTATTTTTCATAACACAATAATTAATTTGAAAAGGTTGTATTAAATATTGAAAGCGTAGTAATCACTCTTGACGCTTCTTGTTTGGAAAGAAAGTCCTGGGTTTTGTGGAGGAGGTGTTTTTACAATCACAGGAATATATCTTAGTTTCTCGGGTTTCAATGTGAATGCATAACCCGAGTTGTCAAAGAATGCATTATTCTCTTGTAAATTTGTGTCATTCTTTTGATACATCATTGCAATCATTTGACATCCCGTTTCTCTGCAAACTATGGCACTTGGATTTGGTGGGTCTGTTCCAACATCCGGCATGGATATACTCATATTTTGCTTATTGTATTCTTGCAATTCTGATAAATCTGGTGTATTTTTAACATTATAATAGTGTAACGCTCGCATAAAAATAGAGTTGCTTGTCAAGTTCACATATTCGTAAAAATCTTTGCAATCCATAAATGAATTATTGGACTTGTCAACAATTAAAACAATTGTGCTCTTTTTTGTTAATTCCAAAAGAGGTGTATTGCCAAAGTTTGTCCCATTCTGCTCAAAACTATATGCTGGTCCCAAGAAGAATCTCTCATAATTTTTAATCAGGTTTGCAAAGTTTTGGAACATCTTTTGATTTGAGCTCTTAAATCTTATGTGCATAATAATTGGGTCTTTCGCGTTTGGTGCAGTACTTGTAGCAAAGGCGTAGTTTGTAATAATGTTTAATACTTCGGAGAAAGGAACATAGTTGTAGGTTTCCTTAATATAATTGCTATCAACTGTAGAAGTTGCAACAACGGGTTGGTCACCCATTGAAAAAACTTCAAAATCCAATCCACGAACTCCTTGCTTTAATACATCTTTTAGGGCGCATGTTGAAACATAATCATTTTTGTATGTTCCTGGGCTGCAACAATTGTAAGCCGTTTTAATATAATAATCCTTAAAAGTATATTTGCAATTGGGGTCGCTTGAATTTAAAGACTTAATAGATCCATTTAAAGTAGAAAATACTCTATCCATTGCAGAGCATTCGCGATTTACTAAGTTTCTCATGTACAAGTAATACCACAACATTATTATTATAAAAATTATTATCATGCTAAATAACATGTAAATAACAAAATTTTCCTTAAGATTTTTAATCATATTCATCATATTTGTTGTTTTGCTAGTTGCATCCATGTCTCTCTATTATATTATACTAATTTTATAATATAATTAATCAATCAAATTAGTTAAAAATATAATTTATCTGTATAATATATCTAAATCATGGCAGGAGGATTAATGCAATTAGTTAGTGAAGGCCAACAAAATATTATATTAAACGGAAATCCATCAAAAACTTTTTTTAAAGCGACATATGCTCGTTATACAAACTTTGGAATGCAAAAATTTCGCGTTGATTTTGATGGGTCAAAAACATTGCGTTTGTCAGAAGAATCTAATTTTACTTTTAAAATACCAAGATACGCCGATTTATTAATGGATTGTTATTTAAGTGTTGAGTTGCCTAACATTTGGAGTCCAATTATGCCCCCTAATACAGATGAAATGTCTCAAATGAATAATAGTGGAGTTTGGGTACCATATGGATTCCGATGGATTGATAATTTGGGATCTTTAATGATATCTCGTATTACTATTACATGCGGAAATCAAACTTTGCAAGAATATAGTGGAGAT